TTTTTTCTTGGTGCTGAACTCTTTAATGTTCTTCCATTTAGGCCATGATAACATAAATTTGTTATTTTGTAAAGGGGTTATGGGAAAGGGTGTGTTGTTCATTGGAATTTTAATAAAAATATCAGGTACTTCTTTTCGTCAACAATTTCATAACCATCTGTTATGTTACCGTTAACTATGTTCATCTTTACGCCATATTGTCCAGTAAGATAATCTTCAAAGTCATATGCGTCAAACTCACGGTTTTGTTCCATATATTCTTTACGCACTTTCTTTAAAGCTTCCCAATAGTTCCATCGTCTTTTACGAAAATCTAAATTAGGATCATCGTCATCATAATCTTGTATGTGTGGTATTGATGCCATCAACTCCACCTCAACATAAACATAATATAATCTCTCTCATATCTAAACTTAAAACTAACTTTATTAGTATCAGTAACACACCATCTACAATGTCTTTTATATTTGCCTATATTAGATTGCACCCAATTAGTAATTTCATTGTATTTCTGAATATGTGCTACTTTAACTGAACATTCATACCATCCAGGCTTAGTATTTTCCCATCCGGTATGGTCATAATGCTCATCTATTATTGCCATCTTAGTAGAAACCATTCTAAATCTTTTTTATCACGAAACCAAAACTTAGAATTATTCATATACCATCGCAAGTTAGGTGTCCATACTCCATCAGATGCAGTTGGCCCTAATGTTTTAACCATCCATGTTTCCATTTCTTTCCATTTAACACTGTTCATTGGTTGTACAGTCAAATACGGTTGACCAAAAACTGTGCCTTTGCTAAAGTCAAAGTAATTCCATCCTAATGCAGACATTAACAATAATGTATCAATATCTTTAGCCATCTGATCTGCCACTTGATTGACAATTTCTTCTGTTAGATTCATAACCATCTCAACGCAAAGTAACTAGCATTACTATCATTGTAAAAAGTAAATCTTGCATGTCGTTTTACGATAGGGTCATGGCTAAAGTTGTCATACTTTTCTTGGTAGTAAGCATAATCAAAATCAACACCTTGTATCCAACCCATGTTTCGTAACTCATATCCTATTTCCATAGTTCTTTTAGCAGTAATGTATAAAATAACGTCAGCCACGTGTTAACTCAAATATAATAGCATCACGTTCATCCTTGAAATAGAAATCCATATATTCTTCAGTAGCGTGTGTCTCATATCTATGTCCGGGTAATCCAAAATGTTTTACTGCCCAAACACAAGTTCTATTCCACTGATGAATATCATGGTTTACTTGCCATGGAATACGAACTCTAGTACCCGCCGGCATTTAATAATTCCTTAACTTGTTTAACATTTGCAGGATCACGCTTAAACTTAATAGCCCACTGTTCTGGATTAATATAGTCCATAATCATCTTCTGCTGGTCATCACGTAGCGAATCTAAGAATCGTATACCACTCTCGCTTTGATATAACATCCAAGGACTAATCTTGCCTTTTGCAATCTCATAGCAAATATTATTTGCATTGCCATAACGTAAGTAATCTCTACTTTGTATCTTTTCGTCTTCCGCTTTATCCATAGTAGTTTCGATACTACGATGAATTGCATCTAACGGATCTTCTATTCGAAGATATTCACATAGGAACTTTGTATAATTGCTATCTTGTCGCCAGTTATCAATACGAATTGAATTCTTTAATAACCAATCACTAAATCTGCTTACATTAATACATTTGATATCCACACAATAGTTACCAAACTTAATGAATGCAAGATAATATGGATTCTTAATAAATTCTTCATATGTGCGATTCTTTGTACCTGAAGTATTTTTCTTATAGAACTGCAACCAAGCTTGAAAACCCACACGATTTCCCTGACGGTCACGCTCTAACCATCTACGTTTAGGTTCGCATATATGTTTAAGTATAGTGCTTTCACGTTGAAAAGTAGCTTTACAAAACTCACAACTATACTTAACTGAGTTATCAGTTGCCTCGGTCTTTTTCATATTGCTTGATATCTTCATCTGTAACTAATTGACTCAATACTTCTATATCTGATTGTTTTAAATTAGGGAATGTCTCTGCTAAGTAACATTTTCGCTTATGCTCTATTACAAAAGCTTTAGCAATTTCATCAATATCGTCACTATCTACTTTGGGATATATCTTAGTATAATATTCTTTTATTTCTTTAACTTTAGCAGGTTCTTTTAATGCTGTCACTTTACTGCCTAAATGAGGTATCCACTGATGGAACTGTTTCCCTAATCCAGGACTACTTGCACATAACATATACCATTGCAATTTAGGATGCTTCTGTACATATTCATTGAATAGATGTTTATTTGCGTGGTAGTCTACACTACGCAAATAATAGCCCTGAACGTCACCGGAACCTTTAATAGCACTCATCCAATGCGTCATCATATAGGGAACAAACTTTTTTTGTTGTTCGTCTGTTAATCTATCATAATAATCATAGTCTTTCTTGTCCATTGCCGCAAGTGCATCAAACAAGTTAAAATCTTGTGCTACAAACTTTTCATCAGTTGGAGTAGTCTTTTTGGTTGCCATTAGAATGCCTGACTATAATCTACAATCTCACAATTACGACTAATTTCTTTTACAAAATATACACATCGTGGTTTAGGACCATCATCAATTGGTACACATAAGAACTGTCCGTTTTTCAATCGAGGTGCATACCATGTTACATCGTGGTAGATATCTACAATTTCAATAGGTAAAAATGTAGGACTAAATGAACTTAATGGGTTAAATTCAAACGCATTAAATCCTCTATCATTGATACTTGTTAAAGGCAATGTTTCTAGATCTCCGTGTTCTTGTTCCCCTATAAGAATTTGCCAGTCTACTGGCATCTTAATTGTACTGTTGCCTATTCTTAATACAAGTGCAGGACTATTAAATGATTCTAAAAAGATTAATGGAATATAGTGATAGTCCACGTTGCTTGGGTTGCTGTTGTCCAAGATAGCAAACCTCAAATCATCGATCTCTTCGGGTAATGTTTCTAGATTATAGAATTCGTTTTCAAGTGTTAATATACGCATTTTGTTATTATAACACTTTCTTATCTATATGTCAACTTTTCTACGTCAAACGGGTAATTAGCCTCTTTATAGAAAGCTTTACGTTGGGTCAAATGACGTTTAGCAAACTTACAGCTACTAGTTATATCATAGATTTGCACGTGGTCCTTGTCCTCAGCTTTTCTAATCCCACGTCCAATACTTTGAATAACCCGAACAAAACTCTTTCCAGGTTCTATTAGAATCAGATTAAAAATACGAGGTATATTAATGCCAACAGCAGCCACACCATAAGTCGCCACAATAATTTTGTTCGTACTCGTTGCAACTTCGTCATATTCTTCCTTACGTTCATTCATATTAGTAGCACCGCTAACAAATACACTTCCGGGCAATCTGCTAACAATCTCTTTTCCTGCATTAACCCGATCAACAAGGATTAATGTATTTCCTGTATCATTGATACCACTGATTAGACTAGCAATCTTATCTAAGCGGTCACTATCTTCTAGTAAATGTTTTAATTCACTTTGGTAATTAGTAAACTCTTTACCGTCTTGTAATTGCATAATATTAACGTGACAACGTGCTAATACTCCCTGATCCTGTAACTCACTTGCACTTAGTTTACCGATAACATTGCCCAAACTAACATAGATACTTTGTGCTTCAAACTTAGCTTTAGGTATAGTTCCTGTTAAACCCCACCGAATGGGCACTTTAGCAAATACGCCAGTAAGTAACGTTTTTAATGCATCAGCTTTTGCCATATGAACTTCATCTACCATAACACAAACAACACCTTCAATGAAATCTATAATAGATACTTCCGCTTCTCCGGACTTAGTATTCTTAAGCATATTGTTAAGACTTTGCCAAGTACATATGGTATGTGTTTTGTTGTATTCTTTACGATCACCAAAGTATACTCCAACATCTAAACCAAGATTAATGTAATCTGCTTCTGTTTGCGTCACTAGACTTTTGTTTGGAACAATAACAATACTACGGCCATACTTCTCAATGCTATAACTTAGTGCGGCAGTCATTAATGTTTTGCCTGCACCGGTTGCAATTTCTTGTAATGATTGCGGGTTCTCTAGGAAGTTGTTAACAATTTCAATTTGATAATCACGTAATTCTACTGGAGTACCTTCTTTAGGATGACCTTTAGGCCAATTCTTATGTTTGAACGTACCCTCGGCCACTTTGTCAAAAGTAAAGGTTGTTGTGTAATCTCTTAAATCTTCTAATTCAATGTCATATCCTATTTTATCCAAATAAGGCAGGACCTCAGGTAATAAGTTGATATAAGTACTGCCAGCTAAACTAAAATAGCTTACCTTGCCGTTCCATCTACCTAGTCTGACTGCCGGTAGATATCGTGCTCCGGGTATTTCATACTCAAACATTTTCATCAGTGCTTTACGCTCTGCTAGTTCAAGTCCCTCTATTTTTACATTCACTTCGTCTTTGACGATTATTTTACATTGTTTCATTCTTCTCCAAGTTAACTGGTTGACTATTTACAATATTAATTACTTTTGCCATTTGTATTGGTTCTGTAAATTCTGATATCAATTTGAATTTGACGGTCACCGGGAATTTATATTGTTTAAGATGTTCTGATTTTACAAACTTTATATTATCACTATTATACTTTATTCCTGCACGTTCTAACGCCTCTTTAAATTCAATTTTAAACTTAACTGAAGTTGATATGCCCACACCTGATACTGAAACAAAATCACATTTGATATTTTGTAACCATGGCACAATATCACATATCTTTGACAATTCTATTTTAGGATTATATGAGCCGGCAAATCTTTCTTCCTCAGTTAGTAAAATACTTTCATCAATATTAATTCCATATCGTACTAGTTCTGCTAATGTTGTCAGTTCATTATTTAATGGCAAGTGTTCTGTTGCTTTATCTAAAGCTGAGTTCGTGCAAGCGATAAGATAGTTACCATTGGCATTTATTAATGTAGGTGTCCAATAAACTGTATCTTTGTAATATTCCATTTGATGTAATAGTTCATTAATTCTATCACTATAGCGCACATCATCAAAGAACCTATTGGAAGTTTGTATTGCTAACTTTAAAGAGTATGTGCTTAAATCACCTACATAGTATTTATTCGAGTGATCCCACACAAAGGACGATTGACTTATTGTTCTAAATTCTGTAATGAATGCTTTATTGTATGGT